TCTTCTTGAATTTCTTGTTCAGTTTCGCGAGTCCGGTCTTGTTGACCTCATGTACATCACCATGCACGGTCTCCATCATCTTCTTGTATGATGGTGCACTGGTGGCGTTCTCATTCTGCCTGGTGAAACTTGGCATCATGCTGTTGTATTCCAATAGGTCATCCCTGATCGATTGATTTTTCTTTTCGATGTTCAGTATTCTCGTGAATGAATTTGTGATGGCCGCTGTGTAGTACGCGAACGGGTTGTCTGATTTTGATTCATCGAACTGCAGACCGATCTGACTCAGTTGCATCAGTGCCTGTGACTGCATCTCGTCGTTGTAGGTGTAACCCCTCCAGTTTGATCTGGTCCCGTATCTCTCACACAACTTCATGTACATCATCGCAAGTGTGTTGGTCATCTTGCCGTGGTCACATGAGAAGTGTCCGTTGTCCATTCCGCCGATCCAGTGTGATTTCCCCACGCACACTAATTTTCCTTTTTCGTCAAACTTGTAGTGTTGGAAGGGCGGGAAGTTCACCTTGCTGTGATGATCCGCCGTCTGTTTGGGATTCTTCTTCCTCTCACTGTCCAATGGCACATGATCAAACATCATGACCCTGAACACAAGTTCCGTCTTCTCTAATTTCCTGGGCGACACGGTGTAGTCCACCAGTTTAATTTTTTTGAGACCCGATTCCTTGGCCGCCTCCCATGCTTCCTGCGTGAGCCTCTTGGCCTTGGCCTTCCTGGCCATCGTAACGGCACTGGCGTTGATCTTCTTTAGATTGGGTACTATGAGATCATAACGTGCATCTTCTGGGGCTATGTATGAGCAATACGTGTTCTTGCTGGCGTGTATCTGTGCCAATAGATCTCTGTTGTTTAGGTACTTTACTCTCTTCATAATTCCTTTACCTTGTGTTGTTGTGATTCGTGCCGTATGGGTAATTAAGTGTGCCTAGAAAATGCCTATAAATATAGTTTAAGTATACTGAATTTAACAAAGGAAATCAACCATTAAGATGGCATTCGGAGAAGCAGGAAAACAAATTGGAAATATAGTCAAGAACGTAAGCACGGGCATATTCAACAGGACCTTGGGAAGGCTCCTGGGTTCGGGCATTTCCACGGACAGCAGGATTGTGAACGCCAGGGCCAAATGGTCAGGACGTAGCGACAAGAAAGACTGGCGTGTGAGATTACAGGTCCCCGAAGGACCACTGACACAGTTCTTTGATTTTGATAAAAATCCACTGCTACAACCACTGGCAGGGTCACGTGGTATGTTCTGGCCCCTGACTCCATCGATAGTGATACAGCACTCGGCCAACTACAATGCCATGGCACAGACACACAGCAACTATCCATTCCAGGCATATCAGAATTCACAGGTGGATTCCATGAACATAATTGGTGAGTTTCCGGTACAGAATTCCGAGGACGCCAAGCACTGGGTGGCGACTGTTAACTTCCTGAGGACGGCGACCAAGATGTTCTTTGGTAAGGACGAAGGAACCGGGAAAGGGTTGAAAGGAAATCCACCACCGATACTGCACCTGTTTGGATATGGTGATCACATGTTCCACAAGATACCGGTTGTGTTGAATTCGTTCAACGTTGAACTTAGGGCAGGCATTGACTACATCTCCACCAGACAGAATAATTCAGTTTACGAAACTGCCAGAACGAGGGAACGTATGGGATTACCGGAACTGGAAGATTCACAGACCTGGGCACCAACACTGTCAAACATATCAGTGCTGATAACTCCAATCTACTCTAGGGACTCTGTCAAGAACTTCTCGATGAGCAAATTCGTGCGTGGAGAGCTGAATGGCAAGGATTCTAATGAGGTGGGATTCATCTAATGGCCAAGTACTCATCAACATCACCGTATTTTGCGACACCACAAAACAACGACAGTTTGGGCCAATTTGTTCGGAGACGTTTCGCCATAGAGGACGATGACCAAAGTTACACCATAGAGAGGACATACGCATACAGACCAGACCTACTGGCCTATGACTTGTACGGTTCACCCAGACTGTGGTGGGTGTTCGCACAGCGTAACCCAGACCAGATTGAGGATCCCATCTACGATTTCAAACCAGGAGTTACCATTCAGTTGCCGAAACCGGCCAACATAACACGCGACCTAGGGGTATAGTATGTCCGCAGGTGATCGATTAAAAAATAACATGAAAAAGAGTGCCGAGAACAAGGTCAATTCTGCGGTCAAGGAAAACGAGAACTTAACCACCAAGAAAGGACTAAGCTCAAGGTCAGAAACTTTTTTCAAAGAGCCGCTAGATATTGAGGGGTTCCTAGATGGATCTGCAGAAGCCCCATATGAAGCAACTATCAAACCATCTTTATACGAGGGTACCCATGAGAACATACTACACAAGTTCGCCACGTACACCACACTGTTCACGCTGAGCGGGATATCAGAAGAGGAACTGCAGGATCATACGTTCCTGAAAAACACTGTGCATGATGTCATTGCCCGTTCGGGCGGAATAAGTGATCCTGCTCTTAGCGGAACAGGAGACAACGATCTCACACAGGCAGGCCCACAAATAGATCAGAAAGCCAGGGAGAACGAAATGGCTAAAAATGCCAGGGAGGTGCTGGAGAAGGGCAGGGACATCTTCATCGAGTCAGTCAACATGGTGTCAACGGTTGGTCCCAGCGAGGAGCGTGGCTTGGCGGACTTCGTCAAGATGGAATTCAAACTGCACGAGCCTTACGGCATTTCCTTCGTGGAGAAGATGCGTGCCGCGGCCAGGATCAACAAATACCGGGATCACCTGGACGCACCGATATTGCTCACAATAGAATTCAAAGGTTTCGACGAGAACGGCACTCCCATGGGCCAGTATGGCACCGTCAGGAAGATACCCATATTGATCACCAGGGTGGATCTGGACGTCAACGAGGGTGGCGCCATCTATGATGTGACGGCGGTACGTATCAACGACATCGCCTTTGATGACAGATTCAAGTTCCCAAGGTGTGTGATAACCATAAACGCCAGCACACTAGAAAGTGCAGGTAAACAGTTGTCAGAGCAACTGAATGAACAGATACTCAAGGAGAGAGACAAGGACAAGGTCAGGGAGGTCCTAGACGAGTACAGGATAGTGTTTGACCCAGAGGTACTAGATCTGGCCAGAGGTTACATCGGCGGCAGGAATGTGCAAAACACCCGAGTATCCGGAGGTGGTAGCCCAGGCCAACAGAGCAAGATAGAAATGGAAGTCGGCGAGGCCCAGATCAGCAGTCTCGTCAGCATAACGAAACTGCTGGAAGACATGGTGCGGGGCACCAAGGGATATGAGGACCTGGCCACGGACTTCTGGACGCAGTACCTCAGACGTACCAACACTATAAGCCAACGTGAAGACGCATCATCGGAAACAATTACAAAATTCATTGAAAGTGACAAATTCGAAAAAACGATCGAGACTAACCCTTTCGTGGACTGGTTCAAGATCAAGACCTCGGTCAGGACCGATTACGGTCAGTTTGATAAAATAAACAAGATGCACAGGAAGATTGTGACCTATAGGGTGATACCATTCAAGATACACGTGCTTAAATTCATGAGACCGGGAGTGTTCATGAAGAGCGGCATAGTAAAAAATAATATTCTCAAAAGATACAACTACCTGTACACGGGCGAGAACACAGACATACAGAACTTGCGTATCAACTACAAGACCGCATATTACATGAAGAACACTGTTGAGGTCAGCAAAGGCCCGGACAGTGTATTTGAAAAGATAGACACACTGATATCTAAGCTACGAGGCAATGAGGACCCGGACAACAATGATCGGGCAACATTGAGATCATACCCCAACATCACCAAGGGCAGGAGTGTTTTCAACACTGATATCGCCGACACAGGCAAGGAGGCCCGTAAACAGGACTTCTACGACTACCTGACCAACCCCATGGTGGACATGATGAGGATAGAGATGGAGATACTGGGAGATCCCGCTTACCTCTGCCAGGACCAATTCATACCCTTGAATGCCCGGGATCAAGCAAGACGGAGAGGCAAGCAGTTTGACCAGGAGTCGGGCTCCTTCAACGCGGATTCACACACCCCACTGATGGAACTGATCTACAGATTACCAGATGACATCAACGACAAGACAGGTGTGATGTTTGAAAAGAACAGCACGGTGCCAGAGGAGAACCTGTTCTTCGCAGGTGTTTACCAAGTGGTCAAGATAGACAGCAGTATGTCCAATGGCCAGTTCCTGCAGACGCTGACCTGTGTGAGGCTAAACAATCAAAACGGATTAGGAACGGAGGCCAGCCTACTTGCAAGTGCGGCCGGCAAGTTGACGGACGCATTTACAGACGAATACTTAAAAAATAGTAAGAGGCAATTAGATGAAAGTCTGAAAAATGAAGCTAAAAAAATAATTAAACAAGGCATCAATAAAATAGAAGATTATATAAAATAGAAGATTATATCAAATGGTAGGATTCGTAGACACACAAGACAACATGAAGAACTTCAATCAGAAGTTCGCGGGGACCGATGCGGGACCTTACGTGGGCAAGGTCAAGTTCACGAACGATCCGTTGCGACAGGGTAGACTGGGTGTGAACATTCCGGATCTGTCACAGACCAACGATCCAGCACCGGACGACTGCATATGGTGTCAGTACCTGTCACCGTTCTACGGTGCCAAGAGTGTGGAAGCAACAAACAAATCTGCCCCCGATGATTACAAGCTCACGCAACACAGTTACGGTATGTGGTTCGTACCACCTGACATAGACACGGAAGTATTGGTGATCTTCGCCAAGGGAGAGCTTTCCAAGAAAAACGCATTCTGGATTGGCTGTGTGCAACAACCTCTGACAAATCAGCAGGTGCCAGGATATGGTGCCTCCACGTTCACTGAACTGGCATCGGACCGATCGGATGCACGAGAAAGAGCCATAACAGCAAACGCTACCGGCCAGACACAGGACTACGGAACTGATCTCTTGCCTGTCGGTGAGAGAAACAGGAGGCTTATCGAAGGTGCTGTATCGGCCGAGTCGGCCAATTTGTTTAGATATCCGGTCAACCGTATACTAGCAGATCAGATGTCGGCCCAAGGACTGATACAAGACCCAGTGCGAGGCACAACCACAAGTTCGGCCAAAAGAGAGGCACCAAGTCAGGTGTTCGGGATCAACACACCTGGAAGGATACGTGAGGACTCACGTTCACTGAATATTGGACCTGGTGGTACACCAGTGAGACCAGACAGAGTCCCAGGACACAGCTTCGTCATGGACGACGGCGCCGAGGATGGTAGTAACCAACTTACAAGGATCAGGACGGCATCGGGACATCAGATCTTGATGCACGACACGGAAGGCACGGTGTACATAGCCAACGGTTCGGGCAAGGCATTCATAGAGATGGAGAAGGATGGCACCATAAGTGTGTTCTCAGACGGAGGCATAAACATGAGGACCAAACAGGATTTCAACCTACACTCGGACAGGCACGTGAACTTCCACGCAAAGGGCAGTCTGAACTTCACGGCGGAGCAGAACGTAAACCTCAACGGGGGATTCAACGTACAGACGATGGCGAAGAATTCGATACTCAATTCGTCACAGGGTGATCTGAGAAGTTACGCCGCGACACAGATAACGTCTTTCACACGTGGGACACAGATGCACGGGGCGGGAGGAAACATAGACCTGGCTGGCGCCCAGGTACACATGAACTCACAGGGTGCTAGAGCAGGATGGGGGCCATCATGGTTGGTGCCAGAGTCTGACCGGGTCGGCATCAAGGTAACAGGAGGTGAGGTCACTGATGGAAACGCCGCACTGATAGACATAGACACTATAAGACCATTACAGGGCGGCAAGCCAAACAAGATTGCAAACAAGACCACAGTGTCAGATTTCGTGACACACGAGCCATACACCAGGACCAGCAGTACTGCGATAAGGAAGCGATACATCAACGACATAATAGCAAGTATAGAGTCGGGGAATCCCAGTGTGTCATCACAGGACCTGGAAAACATAAAAAAACAATTACTTTCCAAGGACAGCATAGACGCCGTGTCGTCGGAACTCAACAAGATAGTCGGTGTGACCAGCGACAGGGTATCCGAGTTCGCATCAACGGAGATAAACAAGCTCGTTGGCGACAACACGAAACTGAATTCTTCACAGTTGAACAACATACAACAGTTACTGGTCGGACCCTCTATCGCTAGTGTGTCAGGTGAGATCAGTAAAATCGTGGGCAAAAACGTGAACCTAAATTCTTCACAGTTGAACGACATAAAAACAAAAGTACTTGCCAATCCAGACGTAGCCTTCATATCAAGGGAGATCAAGAAAATTACGGGAATAACCGAGAACGTGAACCTGGATCTTTCACAACTGAACAATTTAAAAACAAAATTACAGAACAAACCCAACATAGCTGATGTGTCGGGTGAGATCAGGAAAATCGTGGGTGACAACGTGAAACTAGATCTCTCACAACTGAACGACATAAAAACAAAATTACTGGCCAATCCGGACGTGGCCAAGTTCACGAAACAGGTAAGTGGTTATGCCAAGGACATCGTGGGACTATCAGAGGCGGTGACAGTGAATCTCGAGGCACTGAATGACCTAAAAAATAAAGCCGTTGCTTATAAAAATGATATCAAGAATGCGGCCTCGGGTTTCATACAAGGCGTAGTATCAAAGTATACTACACAGGCATTCAACTATGCTAAAGATTTCATTAAAGGCTTCAAATGGAGCGACAGCAGACTGAAAGAAGACATACGATTAGTTGGCAAGTCACCCACGGGCATCAACATATATTCGTTTAAATACAAACAGTCAGCAGGAACATACGAGGGCGTGATGGCCCAGGAAGTTCCATGGGCTAGACAAATGACAGACACAGGATTCTACATGGTGGATTACAGCAAGGTGGATGTTGAATTTAGGAGATCGAACTAATGGCATATGGTAGCGGTAGCGGTGGCGGTGGTGGATCAAATCTGACTAACAAGAACGTGACCTTCAAGGGTTTCAGTTCCAAGGCGGACAAACAGAACTTCAAACTGTATGACTTTGAATGTGCCAAACAGGATCTCATAAACAGACTGAGCATAAGAAAGGGCGAGAGGGTGGAGAACCCGGAGTTTGGCACAATCATATACGATGCTATATTTGAGCCGTTTACAGAAGCTCTAAAGGACGCCATTCTAGAGGATGTTACGGCGAATCTCAACGCAGATCCACGTATAGCCACGGAAGAGATATTGGTCACAGAAGCGGACAAGGGCATAGCCATACAGGCCACTATCACGTATGTTCCACTGAATATCACAGAGAAATTGAGATTTGGCTTTGATGAGAACTCACTGTCGCGTCTATCTTAAAGTACGCACATTTCCTAACACATAAATATCGTTGTTAACAAGTTGATAAAAATATGGCCACAACAGACAGACAGAACCGATTACTAGTTGCCGAAGATTGGAGGAAGATCTATCAATCATTCCAGCAGGCCGACTTCAAGAGTTACGACTTCGAGACCCTGAGAAGGACCATGGTGGCATACCTCCGTGAGAACTACCCAGATGATTTCAACGATTTCGTGGAGAGTTCTGAATACGTAGCACTGATTGACTTGATAGCCTACGTGGCCCAAGCACTTTCATTCAGGGTGGATCTAAACGCAAGGGAGAACTTCCTGGAAACAGCGGAGAGAAGGAATTCGGTGTTGAGATTGGCGAGGTTGATCAACTACAACGCCAAGAGGAATCAACCAGCCACAGGACTTCTGAAGATCGATGCTATATCTACGACACAGGACGTTACAGATTCTTCGGGAATCAATCTCGCAAACGGCACAATTGTATGGAATGATTCAGCAAACTCAAATTACAGAGAACAGTTCACATCAATCTTAAATGCGGCCAACCAGACGGGACAGCTATTTGGCAAACCCAGGGAAGCAAAATCAGTAGGAGGCATCGACACAGAAGTTTATACACTGAGCTCCAACCAGCTGGACCTACCGATATTCAACTTCAACAAGGCTATAGGTGGAACCAGCAGACAATTCGAGATAGTGCCGAGCACGATAAACGACTCGGAATCGATATACGAGTCACCACCGATACCGGGAACAGGACTGACCTACACGTACAGATCAGATGGGTCGGGAGACAGCTCGAACAACACGGGATTCTTCTTCCTCTTCAAACAAGGTAGGATGCAACAGCAAGATTTTTCCGTGGACACGGCCGTAACAAATTACATCAAGAGCTTAAACATTTCAAACATCAACGACACTGATGTTTGGTTGTACAAGTTGGACCAGTTTGGACAGCTGTCGGAACAATGGACCGCGGTACCTTCACTATCAGGCAACAACGCAATCTACAATTCACTTTCAAAAGAGGAAAGGAACATCTACAATGTTGTGACGAGAGCGGATGATGCCGTTGACCTTGTGTTTGGTGATGGCAATTTCTCAAACCTACCACTGGGATCATTCAGGACATACCACAGGACCAGTGACAACGCCAAGTATGCGATACAGCCAGCAGACATGCAGAATGTACAGTTGACGGTGCCATACACTGACGCCAACGGTGCACAGCAGTCACTGAGTATAACGGCGAGTCTCAAGGCCAGCATCTACAACTCCGCGGCAACAGAATCAAACGCTTCGATCAAGGACAAGGCACCACAGGTGTACTACTCTCAGAACAGGATGATAACTGCGGAAGACTACCAGGTTGTCCCTTTGTCAGCATCGCAGGAAATAGTCAAGGTTAGATCGGTAAACAGAACAGCATCTGGTATATCGAGGGCAAAAGAAATACTAGATCCAACAGGAGCGTATTCAAACGTGAGCGTGTTCGCAGAGGACGGAATTCTGTACAGAGAAGAGAGCATACAGCAGTTCACCTTCGGCTTCAACAACAGGAGCAACATACAGTCGACTATAGACACATCTGTTGAATCAAAATTAAAAGAAGCATCTGCTAGACAGTTCTACTACTTGAAATACAGCACACAGGATCTGAGCGCACTGACCGCCACGTGGAGTTCGACAACAACGTCGACAAACACCAACACAGGTTATTTCACATCGGGAGGAGCACTGAGCACAGGCGACTTCGCAACCTCGAATCTGAAATATGCTAAAATAGGCGCACTGATAAAATTCACATCACCGGACACGAGGAAATTCCTCAACGGGAAATTGGTCACGTCGACAACAGGAAATGCCGAGGACAGGCTATGGGTAAAGATCGGAGCAGTAGCAGGAGATGGTGCCAACAACGGAGTAGGAAATCTAGAGTCGGGACTAGGACCAATAACGCTCAACAACATAGTGCCAGACGGAGCAGTGCTTAGTGCGGTGATACCTGCATTCACGACAGCATTCTCGACAACACTGGAAGCGAACATAATCGACAGGATAGAAGCATACGAGGAATTCGGTCTGAGATACGACATAGACACAGAACTGTGGACAGTGATCACAAGCACTAACCTGAACACAAGTTCAGTGTTCACTCTCAACAATGCCGGTAGCACAGCAGGGACGAACCTGGACGCCAGCTGGTGGTTCAAGTTCACCAATGACGGGAACACGTACACGGTACAGTACAGGGAAATGGATTACATATTTGAATCGGAATCACAGAATAAATTCCATTATGATGTCGAGGAAAAAATTTACGACTACAAGACAGGGAAAAGTGTCAAGGACACTGTGAAAATACTAAAGACAAACTCTATCGTTTCAACAGGCAACAGCATAGGATATCCTATCACGTGGCAGGTAGTGGACACGGTGACCGAGGCAGACGGATTCCAGGACAACAGGAAAGTCAAGGTCGGCTTCTATGATGATGACGATGACGGGGTGGTAGACAATCCAGAACTTTTTGATATAGTGGTAGAACCAACATTATCAGAAACTACAAAATTCGTCTTCTTTGAGAAATACCTATCTTATGATACTGTGGAGAGATACAGACCGTACGCCGCAACAAATTTTGTAGTGACAGAGAAAGAATCATCAATCATTTTAAATTCATCAACATACACCGATGGACAGTTGTTCTATTTCTATGATGCTGATGAGGATGTGATAAAATCTTACAGTTCAACCACAAACACACTGACAACAAGCACAGATTACATAGCGAGGAGAGGTAGGAGTTCTATCAGCTTCCAATACAAACACAACGCAGGACAGGAGACCAGGATAGATCCCAGCGTGTCAAACATTGTAGATATCTATATGTTGGAGAGGACATACGATAATCTGTTCAGGATATGGTTACAGGACGGCGGGGTAAAACCACTGACCTCCACGTCAGACCAACTGAGGATAAATTATTCAGGGACTCTGAATCCCCTTAAATCACTTTCAGATCAGATCGTGTATCATCCTGTGAAATACAAAATTTTATTTGGTGCGAACGCAGATGAACAACTGCAGGCAACCTTCAAAGTAGTGAAGAACACAAAAACCAATGTTACGGACGCAGTGATCAAGACAAGGGTGATTGCCGCTGTAAATGAATTCTTCGCATTGGACAACTGGGATTTCGGTGATACTTTTTATTTTACAGAACTGGCCGCCTACGTACACAATCAACTTGCTCCAGATCTACTGACAGCGGTGATTGTGCCAAACCAGGCAGGACAAGGATTTGGGTCTCTATTCCAGATCAATTCAGCATCAGACGAGATTTTTATCAGTGGGGCCACCGTTGATGATGTTTCAATCATAACTGCACTGGGAGCCAACCAATTGGCGGCATCCGGCACTGTGGTTACAGCGACATCAACTGCCACGACAAATACGACAACAGGATCATCAGTGTCAGGCTCTACTACAACAGGTTCGGGATCAAGTACCGGCAGTAGTGGATCAGGATACTAATGGCTGACAATACAACAAACTCATTAACCAACAACGAAGTTGTCAAACAGGGCGACAACGAGTACAGGAGAACTGTACAGCATTTACCAGCATTCTACAGGACAGACACAAACCAGAGATTCTTGTCAAGCACACTGGATCCCCTGGTGCAGAAAGGTTCACTGGAGAGACTGGACGGTTACATCGGTAGGCAGGATGCCTACACTAGACAACCAACTGATCGATATCTTACAGCTACCAGCAGAGACAGGATGTCTTACCAGTTGGAACCCGCTGTCACATACACGGACAGAGATACCACTTCTGTGAATCCAGAAGACCAAGTCAAATTCACAGGAACCTATGATGACTACATAAACCAGATCAAGTACTTTGGAGGAAATGTTGACAACCATGACAGGATCAACAAGGAGACTGTTTACTCTTGGAATCCAGCCATAGACTACGACAAGTTGATCAATTACAGGGAATACTTCTGGATGCCGGAAGGTCCGACATCTATTGAGATAGACTCGGCAGGTCCATCAGCAGTGGCAGAATATGACGTGGTCAATCTTGCCAAGGGTGCATATAATTTTGGTCACAGGCCGGGAGAAAACAATCCCATATTAAAACTTTACAGGGGAAACACGTACAAATTCAAAGTCAACGCAACGGGACATCCTTTCTGGATCATGACAGAACCTTACAAGAGCATGGTGGCGGAAGATGGGTCAACATCGACGTTATATTCAACAGGGGTGACCAACAACGGTGCCGACTATGGAACAGTGACATTTACAGTACCCACATATGTGGATGCTGTATCGACGCCAGACACTTTATATTACCAGTGTGGCAATCACGATTCAATGTATGGGATATTACAAATTAGAACGACAACGGCAACAACGGCAATTGATCCGACCAACGATATAGTGGGAGTAAAAAATTACAGCCTAAGAACATTGAATTTATCAAACGGAATGAAAGTTAAATTTACTAATAGTTTGGTTGCGACAAACTATCAAGACAAAGAATACTACGTGGAAGGTGTCGGTGATGCCATAACATTGACCGATGTGGACGATTTGATAACGCCGGCCAGCTATGCCACAGAAAGTACAATAGTTTATGATTCTGTCGGGTATGACTCGAGGCCTTATGCAAAAGCATACTACAGGCCAGACACAAAAGATTACATAACGATAAAAAGAGATTCACGTGATCAGAATGCATGGTCTAGGTACAACAGATGGTTCCACAGATCCATCATAGACGAGACGGCCAGGATCAACGGCTATACACCAACACTCGATGAGGACTCCAGGGCCAAGAGACCCATAATAGAATTTGATTCTGGACTTGCTTTGTACAATCACGGAACGGTTGCAAAAACATCTGTCACACTGTATGACACGGTGACAACGGATGCCTTCAGTGATGTGGTACTACAGACAGGTTATATAGTTGACGGCATTGCACTAACAGAAGGAATGAGGGTCATATTCGCGGCAGACACGGATCCCATAGTAAAGAACAAGATTTACAAAGTCAGCTTTGCGACAGCAGGTGACAGCACACAGGTCATCTCACTGACCGAGGAAGCAGACGGAGTGCCGGCAGACAAGGACAGCGTATTCGTAGAATTCGGGACAGCGAACCAGGGCAAGACTTTCTATTACGACAGTGCAACCACTGCCTGGATAGAAGCACAGCAGAAGACAGGGGTCAACCAACAACCGTTGTTTGGCATGTGGGACAACAAGCATATAAGTTTTGATGATACAACAACATATCCCAACTCGTCATTTGCGGGGGCCAAGGTGTTTGCCTTTGCAACGTCAGACACAGCAACAACAGACACGGTACTGGGCATAAAAGTAAAATACAACACCATAAACAATGTTGGCGACATTGTTTTTGAATCAGATCATACTTCGGGAACATTCACATACAAGGATGGAACCAAAACTGTCACCGAAACCCTAGCGATAGGGCACCTTCACTACACCACGGGCCGTACCACACACAACTCCAAGAGCGCCTGGATAAAGAGGACGAACGAGAGCAGACAGAGGGTGGTACGAACGTTTGTGGCAGATGATACAGAGAAACAGTTGTTCCCCATTGACTTCTACAAGAATTCTTCTGCAATAACAGATCTGGAACTTTCAGTTTCCGTGAATGGATCCAGGAAGACACTGACAACGGATTACACTGTTGTTAATGGAACAACAAACAAATATGTGAGATTCAACAAAGAACTATCGGTGGACGATCGGATCAGGTTAGCAGGCCACAGCAGTGCCGACAAGGTTGTTGGCAAAGGCATATATGAGATACCTGACAGCTTGGCCACGAACAGTTTAAACCAACAGTCGGGGACATACACCTATGGACAGATAATGAAACATGTTGTTGACATATTTGACAAGAACCAGGACATAACAGGATCAGTACCGGGCACATCTAATCTAAGGGACAAACCAGACGCCAGACTAACAGGCGGTAGCATACACCAACACGAGGGTCCTCTGTTGCCGGCGATATTTGGGCTGATAGATCAAGATTCTAATTTTATTTCTGCGATTGAGTATGCCAGCCAAGAATATGAAAAATGGTACCATGCATTCCTTACACACGCAACAGGGACAGCATACGAGGGTGTTGCCGCTGACAGGGTAGATGAAATTATCTCATCGATAACAGAGGGCAGGAACTCTTCTTTCCCATTTTTCTATGAAGACATGATAGGATGGGGTGAAAATGTTTCAACCAGATCTTACACAGTACAGGGAGAGTCACAGACAGAATACGCACTTGATTCGCAACACAACACAACAACCACAAGCAACAGAGCAGTTTATGTTTATCTGAATGGTGCACAATTACTATCAGGAACAGACTACACGTTCAGCACAGTAGATGACAGCGTAGAGATATCAGCCACACTTGCAGAAGGTGACAAGGTGGTGATCAAAGATTACGCAGACACAACAGGCAGTTACATGCCACCATCTCCGACTAAACTTGGAATGTATCCGAGATTTAAACCGGAGTCGTTCATTGACGACACCTACCTCACTAGCCAGACAATGATCAGGAGACACGACGGATCGTTCATCAAGGCATATGGTGATGAGAGAGATGATTTAATTTTAGAACTAGAAAAAAGAATTTACAACAACTGCAAAATCACGTACGACAGCACACTGTTGGATATACACGATGTAAAACCGACAGCATTCTCATCAACGGAGTACACACTAACAGAGCTCAACGAGGTAATGGGCACGGACTTCTATGTATGGGCAGGCAGAAACAATGTGCAGTACATCAACAACACACAATTTGTCGAAGGATCGCCGTTCACTTACAATTATGCCCTCTCAACCAACAGGATAACACCAAGCGAGAAACTGCCAGGCCACTGGAGAGCGATATATCATTATTTTTACGACACAGATGCCCCGCACGTCAGACCATGGGAGATGTTGGGCCATTCGGAGAAGCCAACAGATTGGGAAAGCACTTATGGTGCGGCACCGTACACGTCAGGTAACACGGTTCTTTGGAATGCGGTAGCGACAGCAACGGGACAGCACAGTAAACCACAGATACTGGATTACCTACCAGTGGATGCGTCGGGCAATCTTCTAGATCCAATTGCGGCAGGACTTGTAGGCAATCTTGACCTACCGGGAAGACAGGCCACATGGAAGTTTGGTGACCAAGCACCAGCGGAGACGGCATGGCGTAAATCCAGTGCGTATCCTTTCACTGTGATGAAGACACTGGCACTTACAAAACCGGCTAAATTCTTCTCTAACTATTTTGATCTTTCCAGGTTATCAACAAACACGGCGGGAAACCAAATATATTCAGAAACGGGAATAAGGAACACTCTTGCAACGGCCAAGTACCATCTGGAGACGATCACAGACAACAGCACAGGTGTAACCACGAGATATCAGACAGCAGGCTATCAGAACTTTGTCGTCAACTACTTGATATCTAGAAATGTGGATACCACAGCATTCTATTACAACAAGATGAAGAACCTGACAGTGCAGATGGCATACAAGCTGGGAGGATTCACAGACAAGGATAATTTGAAAGTGTTGACAGATTCTGTATCTCCGGGGTCGACGACAGGATCTAAATTCATACCGGATGAGAACTACAAGATATTGTTCAGGACATCAAACCCCGTTGAGAGTTTCACCTACTCTGGTGTGTTGATAGAGAAGAACACTGACACCGGACAGGACGGATCCAGCCTGTTGGGAGGCTACAAGGTCCTAGGCTATTCGACAACAAAGCCATATTTCAAATTTAATTATCCTGTCAAGACAACGACACAATCAGCGGTTTCTGTAGCAGGAGCAACACCAGTATCACGATACAACTACTACCAGGAAGACACACAGACAATACCCTATGGTCACGTGTTCACAACGATACAGGATGTCACGGATTTCCTTTTTGGATACGGACACTGGCTGGAAGACCAAGGATTCAAGTTCAACAAGTACTCAAACGAATTGAAGGAAACGCTCAACTGGTCGAACGCAGTCAGGGAGTTCCTGTTCTGGACCACGCAGGAATGGGCACCGGGTTCGGCCGTCACGGTCTCACCGGCCGCTGATGGGTTTGAGTTGGACACCAACAATTCAGTTGTTGGCAGATTAAGGAACCTTGCAGGAGATTATTCACTGCTTGATGCAGGAGGCAGGAAGATCGACATCCGGGATATATCCACCAAGAGGATAGGCAAGACATTCGAACTAGGCATTAAATCACAGGACACCGGCCTGTACAACATAGCACTGAACACCGTACAGAAGGAACACATCCTGTTGTTTGACAACAGCACAGTGTTCGCGGACATCATATATGATCCATTCACAGGATTCAGACAGCAGAGACTCAAACTAGTTGGCTTCAAAACAGCAGGATGGAATGGGGATTACTATGCACCAGGATTCGTCTTTGATGCGGCACAGGTAACTTACTGGACGGCCAACACAGACTACAACGTAGGCGACTCAATAGAGTTTCAAGGCAAGTTCTATGTTGCAAAAGTCAATCACAACTCGGCAACAAAATTTGACAGTGCCAGCTGGATTTTAAAAGCAGAGAAACCTGCACCACAACTTATTCCAAACTTCGACTACAAGATATCACAGTTCAATGATTTCTACGAACTGGAGTCTAACAACTTCGATGAGTCACAGCAACAGTTGGCACAGAGACTGATAGGTTACCAGTCAAGGGATTACTTGGAAAATCTTTTCGTCAACGATGTCTCACAATACAAATTCTACCAGGGCTACATCAGGGAGAAGGGAACACAGAACGCCGTAGACAGACTGCTTAAAGCCAAGTACGAGGGAGAGGACATAACACTGGACCTGTATCCAGAATGGATGATCAGGTCAGGGACACTAGGCAACACGGATTCCGTAGAGAACATACAGATTACACTGGAGGCTAATAAGATCACTGCAGACCCACAGAGTATAGAACTGTTTGATACGTCAAATGGCACATTGGAATACTCAAGATCCAACTACATAGCGAAAACGGATCTATATCGTAGGCCGGTAGACTACACGGCCGCAACAACATTCAGTAGGTTGGACTATTCACAAGAAGGAGTGGACAGAGATGTCGCACAAGTTTTCAAGACAGCAGGATATCCACAATTGAACCAGGTACAGCACACGGCATTTAACATTGTCGATCTGGTGAACCTAGACATGAACGCCATAACGTCCAATGATCTGGTATGGGTGGCCAACAAGAGCAACAGGGATTGGGACGTTTTTAGATTGACATCAGCTGGATACAGGATAGCTTCACTGACACCAATAAATGACGTCACGCAGTTGGAGATAACATTCACGGGTTCACATGGCCTGTCAGCAGGCTCCACTAGCACACAGGCCGACTACTTTGGCATATCGAACAGTGAGGAAGTAACACTCAACGGAGTGTACAGAGTGGACAGCACACCAGACCACAGGACTGTGATAATAGATTACGCAGGCAACACAGGATTCATACCGGCACTAGCAGATGGATCAACGGCAGACAGTTACGGCAATATCTACAAGTTCATATCGGTGAGGTTGGCCTCGATGGACAACGTGAATGACCTGCTCAACCACGCCGACTACAATGACAAGGACGAAGCCATAGCAAAGGAAGGAGACAAGGTATTCGCTGACGCTGACAGCTCAGGACTGTGGCGTGTGTACGAGAAACAAGATCCATACACAACAGCACTAGTACTATCACCGGACAGTGAAACGGTAGACCAGGAGTTCGGTCACAGGATAGTGGCAAGGAATGACGGCAGGGCAGTTATTGTTTCAGCTCCAGGCAAGGGACAGGGAGAAATTAATTTCCTTTTCAGGGTCTCGTCGGAGGCAGGGACACTGTTACAGTCGCAATCAGTAGGCACAATGACGGACAACGACGACAACACCAGTAGATTGGGAGAATCGTTGTCTATGAGCACGGATGAGAACTTTGTGGTAGCGGGAGCGCCATACACCAACACGATCGGATTAGACGGCAGTACTAGGCAACTGAACTCGGGATTAATAAAGATCTATGTTTGGGATCCAACGACATTCAAGTATGGACTACTGGAAACAGTCACACCGCCAACAGATGGCTCGAGCGCCAACGAAAATCTAAATTTCGGTTGGACCCACAAGATTTCAGAACCAACAGTAAGTTCATTGAGAAGCACGGCACAGAAATACCTGTTTGTTTCAGCACCTGGACATGACAGCGACACGGGCAGGGTGTACATGTACACCTGGGGTATCGGTGCAGATGGATCAACATATTCCACGTGGACACAGGATTACACCATAGAAGCACCGGATGGCGGTAGCGGACAAAGATTCGGACACAGGATACAAGCCAACGACAACGGTGACATACTGGCAGTCAGTTCGTTAGCACCAGGCAACGCAGGCAAGGTGGAAATATTCGTCAAGACTTCACAGAGCAACGATGGGAGTTCACAGAATTCATTCGCACTGGCACAGACACTGACAGGTGTTGCGTCGGATGGTTCGACCGTGAACACGGCTTTTGGAGAATCTATAGCAATGAGCAAGGACGGAACAACACTGATCATAGGAGCTCCTGGGGTGGACGGCACAGAACAACCAGACGCTGGTGCGATATACTACTACAAGTGGAATGCAGATGGTTCGACGAACACATACACACTACAACAGACCTTAAGTGCTCCGGACACACAGAGCAACATGAAATTTGGAACTAGCTTGGACATAAACGATTCAGGAACGAGGCTGGTTATAGGTGCTGAAAACTTTGCAAATGTCAGGGAGATAAAATTTGACTCCGGCAGGACCACGTTTGATCTACAGGACACCAGGGTGGTTGATCCGAACACGGGATCAGGTGGTGCATACACGGCCACGATGTACAACACCAAATTTGTGATAGACGACAGCCTGGTATCAGTCAGCGTGTCAGAGAATGATGACTTTGGGAGAGGTGTATGCATGATAGACAACACTGTTCTTGTAGGATCCCCCAATGACGACGGGAACACGGACACCAGTGACGGAAGTTCTAAGATCTCGAATGACGGAACTGTCAACATTTATGATCTAACAGTGAACGGCAAGTACGCATGGGACAACATAGTGACGGAAGATGCATTGATCGACATAGATAAAATGGGACAAGTTTTCGAATTCAACAACAGCACCAAACAGATCAGAGACTACTACGAACTCTACGATCCTGTAAAAGGAAGGATACTAGGAGTAGCCGACAGAGAGATCAACATCAAGACCACCTGGGATCCTGCGACCTACAATTTTGGAACAAACGCCGACGGTAAAACACACTGGGCAGAGAAGCACATAGGGGAGGTATGGTGGGATCTGTCAACAGTCAAGTGGACATGGTACGAACAAGGAGAACAAGAATTCAAAACAAACCACTGGGGTCAACTCTTCCCGGGATCCAGCATAGACGTATATGAATGGACGGAATCAACATTACTACCTAGTCAATGGAACACCAGATCCGCTACACAACAGGGCACGACGGAAAGGATAACAGGCACAGCACTGAACGGTGACGATACGCAGTACACAGTGATACCGAGATACAACTCCAGACTAGATTCATTCGTCAACTACTATTACTATTGGGTTAAGAACAAAGCAACAATACCATCCAACAGTGTGGTAGTGCGGAAGAACACAACAGCATACGTGGCAAACCTGATAGCGAATCCTGAAAGGTATGGTTTCAAGTATTACTCAGTGACTGACACATCCAAGTTTATTATAAACAATGTCAACAACCTTATCGATGACGAAATAACACTAAACGTTGACGTCAGGACCAATAATTTTGAAGCAGATGCACACTCTGTTTGGAAGTTGGCCAGGGAAGGTGACAAGGACTACAGACCAGGAGCACGGATAGAGTCACGTTGGTGGGATTCACTAGCAGGCAAGAACACATCAGGAGACCTAGTGCCAGATCCAGACCTCCCTGTGAACGAGAGATACGGAAACAGCACGAGACCGAGACAGGGTTGGTACGTGGACAGATTTAATGCTTTGAAAGAGATAATAGATTACACGAACACTGTGTTGAAGAAAAATCAGTTGGTTGGTCAGATAAACCTAACCAACCTTGATGCCAAAGAACCAGAACCCACAGTACAGAGCCTAGAATGGGATCAGTCAATAGACACATACGCGGAATTGACTTACATAGACACAAGGGATCTGTCAGGAACAGTGAGATACCTTGTCAAAGCAGATGAAACAGCCAACGGATACTGGGCGATATACACATGGGACGGCACAGAATTCACTAGAACAAAGATACAAACTTACAACACATCATCGTATTGGAGTTACACAGACTGGTACGGCACAGATCCTGATGTACATGGAATGCTCCATGGTGAAAATACAAAAATTGACAAACAGGTAACCTACGAATACGAACTAGACACACTGTCTCTTGCAGTAGGTAAGCATGTCAAAGTTACTAGTGCAGACACAGGTGGATGGAAACTGTTCATGAAGACTGCGACAGGTTACACAAACGTGGGAACAGAGAACGGGACGATCAGGCTATCGACCAAACTTTATGACTACTCACAGGATGCCACAGGATTTGCAGGTGATGACAACTTTGATGACAACTTCTTTGACCAAGAACCTTCCATAGAGACTAGAAATATTTTAACGGCACTGCGAGATGATATATTCATAAATGCACTGGCGATCGAGTACAACACACTGTTCTTCATAGGATTGAGCAAGGTACTTTCAGAACAGATCTATGTTGACTGGATGTTTAAGACATCATTCATCAACGCCAAGAACTCCGTCAGACCACTGGACCAGAGGAAGACATACACATCAGGCACAGACAGTTGGATAGAGAGCTACATCAATGAAGTGAAACCCTTCCACACAACATTAAGAGAATACAGATTGGGACACACAGGTGCAGAGACACAGGACGGCCTGTTCACCGACTTCGACAGTCCAACATTCTATGATGCGACGACAGGCAAGATCAGATCTTTGAATGTTGATTCCGACACTGATAAACTTACTCAATATCCTTGGCAGATGTGGAATGACTACCACAAGAAACACGTTTCATCTATAACAGTCAGCAAAGGTGGATCCGGCTACACCACAGCCCCGACAGTCACGATAGTGGGAGGAACAGTAGGTTCCACAGGACCTTTCCAGATACTGGCAACAAGTTCGAGTGGAGCGTCTTCAGGCAGTTACGGTTACTACTATCCATTGTTCAGTAGTCTTGAACAATCTAACATCTGGGACTCGCAAAATGGCGGATCTGGTACATCACACTCTCACACATTTGATGGGTACGCAGGAACGTTCTACATGCCAGACAGTCAAATTTCTAATCATGCACAGTCAACAATATCCGGTGCATACAAGATGTACACAACACCGGCCACTACTGCGGCGACTGCCACGGCAACGGTTGTTAGTGGTACAGTGACAAAAATAACTGTAACAAGTGCTGGTGCAAACTACACTTCAACACCTATGGTGGTATTGACCGGAGGTGCATCTGATGGATCAACACCGTCTGACACTGCTAGAGCATACACGAACCTTAGCAACGATCTTGTTAGGGACATAAACACAACAATAAAATTTGATAGGGTTTCTAGCACATCGAGAGTGGTCGATTGGACGGCATTGACCAGCTATGCGTACAATGATCTACTTAGATATAAAAACCAACTTTACAAGGTAACAAATGCCTTCACAGCAACCACAGTGTTCGATGACAACATCGGCGATGTGTACAAAGTGTACGGTGATGAAACAGGACTAACGGCCGCGGACAGGACCAAAGGTTTCTACACACCAGGATCGGGAATGGCAGGCAATGAACTTTCACAAGTGATGTCAGGAGTTGACTACGGTGGAACAATGGTCACAGGTTTATTATACTCACAGGGACAAGGATGGGACAAGGAAGGTTGGTATAATTTCCCTTGGGACACTTATGGTGAATCTAGGATAAAAGCCTTCAGTGCCGATGGACTGACAGCAACATTCACTATCACCCCAGCACCGGCCACTAGTGATGTGTACCAGGTCTACATAACTGCTGGTGACAGCTCGAGGCAAAAATTAAACGATATATTCAGAGGTGATGGAACAACAACAGCATTTACTTTATCTGCTATACCTGACGCAGGTGTACTAGTTGAGTTCATACCGTTCGATGACGATGGTGTGTTGACCCCAACAGATGACAGGACACTCGACTCCATAGTACAGGGCGGATTATTCAGGTCAGCACTAGGACACGCACCGAGCGACATCATAATGGAAGGTGATGATTTCATATCACCAGACACCAGTTATGCACCGGAAGAGACAGTGCCAGGACAGCTTTTTGACACACTGGACATAAAAGTTTACACATCTCCAGAATCGGGAGTACCATTTATATCTGAGAAGAATCACAGAGTCGAAGGTTCCACGACAACATTCAGCATCGGTGATTATCCAGGAACACTGGGATCAGTAACAGTTTCAGTGAACGGTGTGGTTAAAAAATTGACAACGGACTACACAATCGATGTCGCTAATAAAACAATCACATTTGGTACTGCACCTGCAGAGTATTCGGTCGTGTCAACAAAAGTTTTTGCAATAAGCGGAGAGAATTACAGGGTGCTGGATCAATACACAGGAGACGGAAGCACAGTCACGTTCACTACATCGACGAGGGGTGAATTTAATTTAGATTCAACTGTGTCTGACATGTACATAACAGTAGATGGTGTACCTACAACAGCTTTCTCGACCACGACAACTGCGAACACGATCACGGTGACATTCAACACGGCACCGACAGCAAATTCATTCATTCAGATAGCTGGCTTCAACAAGTCATCCAGCTCGACAAGAAGTTTTGCGAGCATCAGGAACCAAGCGATCACATATGATGGTAGCACAGACAGATACACTCTAACTTATCCACCTGGATCGATAGGTCCACTATCAGGTTTGACAATCGTCGAGGCAAACGGAAAAGTACTGAGAGGACCAGATGTTAGTTACTACATGGGAGACGGAACGACTGTTGGATTTGATTTCAATCCATTGTCAGGCCTAGGAAGCCTACAAGTAACGGCAGACACAACAACAAATTCAGCGGACACAACTGCAACCACAACGGACATAGAAGAGGATCTACCTCTGGGAGAAGATTCAACGATAGATCCAGTCAAGGTCATCACGAGTACTTCGCAGATACAGATACACGTGAACGGAGTAGAGCAGATACTGAACACCCACTACACAGTAGATCTAGGAAATGGAGTACACACGACAGATGTATCGTCAACAACGACTGACACAACTACGACGACCACGGACTCGGCAGGATCACCGGACAGGGTGAATTTTATCACCGCCCCGGCAAGCACGGACGTAGTTGCTATAACAACATTGGCGGATTACCATTACTACAACGTAGGGTCAGACATAATATTAAACCAAACACAGTTGGCATCAAATGGCCAGCCACTGTCCACTAACGATGTGATATCAGTGACAACATTCAACAACGCACTTGGAATGAAACTAAGAAGAGAAGTGCTGGAAGGACAATCAAGCAACACGTTCCATTTGAGATTTACTCCACTGAACGCCACGTACACTTATGTCTGGTTGAATGGAGTACAACTGACACAAGGTTATGACTACACACTGAGCGGCAACGTGATCACAGTAGTGAACAAGACAATAACATCGTCAGACAGACTAGATGTGATGTACTTCGCACTTGATACAGCGATTGGTGGCACAGGATTTAGGATATTCAAAGATATGCTTAATAGGACTTTCTACAAGCGTATCAGCAAAACGTCAACGACACAGGTAATAAACGACATAGTAGAAGGATCGCAGACGATCACAGTCGACGACGGAACAATTTTACCAACACCTGTTGCATCAAACAACATGCCGGGTGTGATCTTCATAGACAAGGAGAGAATAGAGTACTTCACTAAAACTGGAAATATTTTAGGACAGTTGAAAAGAGGTACGCTTGGTACAGGAATTAAGGATCATGGTTCAGGCGCAGAAGTGGTAGATGCGTCAGGAACTCAAACCATCCCTTATGCGGACACAGTGTACACCAATACCTTCACAGGTGATGGCAGTACTGTTGCGTTTGCACTATCACAGATACCGGCTTCTGCTAGTGAGTTAGACATATTCATTGGTGGCCAACGATTGTTGCTCACTAGCGAGGACGGATCAACTATTAACTATTCTGTGGACGGATCTACTGCGACAGTGACTTTAAGCACTGTTCCAGCTGACGGCACACAGGTTAAAATCTTACACAAGAAAGGACAGGTTTGGTATACAACATTAGGCAGTAATCCTAGTGACGGTAAGGGCTTACAAGCTTCAACCACTCAACAAGCTAAATTCATAGCTAACGAGCCAACAAACTCACCTGAATAAATACACTAGATGACACAGGATACTAAACAAACAGAATCAAAAGAAGAAGACAAAAAACCCCAGGATAACACAGGTGTTATGATGACGGGACATATCAAGATCTTTGACCCAGAGACGGGCGAAGTGATCGTTGACAAAAGAAACGCGATCCACTATGAGAACATGTCTCAGGCACTGGCCAATTCACTGGCAAACAAGAGCACAGGATTCGTACACGAGATGGCACTAGGTAATGGCGGAACAAGTGTTGATCCCACAGGTATAATCACATATCTTACACCAAACTCAACAGGTACAAATGCAACTTTGTACAACCAAACATATTACAAAGTGGTAGATGATACTTCTGCTACCAACAAGGACACCACGAGGAACAAGATGGAAGTGAGACACACGGCAGGTAACAAGTACACCGACATTGTTGTGACTTGCACATTGGATTATGGTGAGCCCACGGGACAGGCCGCGTTTGACAACACAACAGATTTCAATGGCGATTATGTGTTTGATGAATTGGGACTGAAATCATGGGAAGGGACAGAGAACGGATCAACGAACAAACTGTTGACACACGTTGTATTCCATCCAGTACAGAAATCTCTAAACAGGTTGATACAAATTGATTACACTTTAAGGATTCAGAGTTTAACAACATTCACCGAAACAAGCTCGACTGCACTGTCAACTTCAAACACAGTGAGTGGAACGACTTCAGGTGGTAACACAGGATACTAATAGATGTCGTACACTGTAAACAAGTCAAACAGCTCAGCATCACCAAACCAGTACACGGTGCAGGATGGTGTTGTGAACACCCAGACTGATCTTTCGTTCATAGGTAAAGGTTATGCAGGTTACGGAGAGGTGATCGCAGAGAACTTCCTACACCTGATGGAGAACTTCGCAAACACGACAGCACCTACTAAACCCGTACAGGGACAACTTTGGTATGACACTGCAACAAGCAGGCTAAAGGTATATTCAGGAACAGTATTCGTACCGTCGGGCGGAAACGTCCCGTACCAATCAACGGAACCCACGGCCCCTGCACAGGGAGATATATGGATAGACTCAGACACAGGACAGATGTACTACTACAATGGAACAACTTCGATACTTGTAGGACCACCAAGTTCAACAGGTACCACAAACGGATTCACGTACGATGTAATAGTTGATTCATCGGATGTATCACAGAACATAACCAAGTGGTTCAATGACGGTAACCTTATTGCAATAATATCGGAAGACGAGTTCACCCCAAAGGCCACTCTCTCAGGATTTGCAACGATCAAGAAAGGTATAACACTGACCACGGCGATATCGGGTACAAAATTTGCAGGAACGGCCACGGATTCAGACGCACTGGGTGGAGTGTCAGCGGCATCGTACTTGAGATCCAATGCCAACGACACAACTGCCGGAACGCTAGGTATAGTTACAGACTCTGGTATGACTGTGGGTGCTGACAGTGACCTATCAATAACAGTGGACTCCACAGGGGTAATTGTTTCAAATGTGATAGTAGACACAGACATAACATTCAAAATGAACGACGGAGGTGTAACGACCACGTTAATGACGTTGGACGGATCAGCATCAAGAGTGGGTATCGGAACTACCACACCGAGCTCGACATTACAAGTGGCAGGAACAGCGACAGCGACAGCATTCGTAGGACCACTGACCGGTGCAGTCACAGGAAACGTGACAGGAAACATCGCAGGGTCAGGTGCCAGCAGTCTGGGTGCAACAACACTATCAGGAACACTAATAACAAAAGCAATACTACCAGACAATGGTGACACATATGACATAGGAAGTAGCTCTCTTGGTTACAACACAGTTCATGCCAAGGCAACATCGGCACAATACGCTGACTTGGCCGAGATATACGAATCTGACTCGGAGTACGAAGTGGGAACAGTTGTTGTATTTGGTGGCGAGAAAGAGATCACAGTTTCAAGCATGGGCAGTGATCCAAAAGTGGCAGGGGTCATCTCAGGAAATCCAGCATACTTAATGAATGCAGACGCTTCAGGACAACCGGTAGCATTACAAGGAAAGGTACCATGTAAAGTTGTTGGACAGATCAGTAAGGGAGACATGTTGGTCACACATTCGCAACATCCAGGTGTTGCTAGGACAGGAACTAACCCTGCAATGGGCACAGTGATAGGAAAAGCACTGGAAGAATACAATTCAACAGAAATAGGCACAATTAATATTGTGGCCGGAAGACAATAAATACAAGCAAATGGCGTACACAATTAACAGAACAGACGGGACAGCAATCACTACCATCACGGATGGTACAGTAGATAACACCACTTCCGTACAGCTTTTCGGAAAGAGCTTTTCTGGGTTCGGTGAGGGTCTGAACGAGAACCTTGTTAAACTGCTAGAGAATTCAGCATCGACGTCGGCACCATCAGCACCTTTGAAAGGTGAGTTATGGTTTGACACGTCAACAGCACAATTGAAAGTTTATGATGGAACAAGTTTCAAACCATCGGCAGGTGCAAAATCACAAAATTCAGCACCGACCACACCATCGGCGGGTGACCTTTGGCATGATTCAGACAACGATCAACTTTACGTCCATACAGGATCAGCATTCCAACTAGTAGGACCGGTCTACACAGCAGGACAGACACTGTCAGGTTGGAAGATAGAGACACTAGCTAGTGCAGGCGGAAACAAGGTTGTATCTTCCATGTACGCAGGAAACACAAGAGTAGCTATACTTTCAAAAGAAGATTTCACACCAAGTGTGACACAGACAGGTTTCGCGGCAGTCAAGGCAGGATTCACACTAAACTCAACACTGGGAGCAGTGTTCGATGGAACAAGCACACAAGCTTCACAGATCCTCGTATCAGGAACATCAAATAATTCAAGCACAGTAATTGCAGGTGGAAACTTCTTGAGATCAGATGTGGCAGATACCACAACAGGTGCATTAACAATAGATGCAGATGCAGGATTGATAGTTGGTGGAGCACAGGAACTGACAGTGACCGTTTCAAGCAACGACGTGACGATAGCACAGACTTCAGAAGACAAGGACTTAAAATTCACAGTAAACGATAATGGTACAACAAAAACACCTTTACAATTGACAGGTGCAGATGGCGGCGTAGACATCACTGGTGATCTTACAATAGTAGGAAATTTAAACGTGAGTGGTGCGTACAACTACACATCATCCAACATTGTACAACACTCCGACACTTTCCTTAAAGTCAACGCAGGGGGTTCGGAAGCAGACGCAGGACTTATAGTCGAGACTGGTGACACAGATGATGCTAGAATGTTCTATGATGTGTCTGAAAATTTCTGGAGTGCAGGACACGGACAATCATATTCACAGGTCATAAGATTAGCAGATGCGGTAGTAGACGGTAACGCATCAAAAGAAAAAGTATTAAAAACAACAGCGGCAGGACTGGTGACAGTGACAAATGTCAATTTGGCGGCAGTAGGATCAGCAATAACATCTACTTCAAGCGTGAGCGTACCAACTACAGGACAAGTAGTAACTTTTGTCAACAGATTTAAGCAAGTAGCAACCACGGATCCTTCAGATTCAGATGGCGTCGACGGAGACTTCTATTTTGTAAGGGAGGCTTAATCCCATGGTAGCAGTAGTCAAGACGTTCAACCACACAGGAACAATAAATCAAACAACCATACCACCTGGAACAACATCGATAGACATCTATCTTTGGGGTGGAGCAGGTGGTGGCGGTGGTTCAGACGTAGGTGGTGGTGGTGGCACAGGAGCGGCCGGGCATCATGTCAAAAAAACAAGTTATTCAGTAACATCCAATATCAACGACACCCTTGAGGTAGCAGTTGGTGGCGGCGGAGCAGGTGGATATCAGGGGGCAAATGCGACAGGTGGAACAAACGGAAAAAGTAAAACAGATTTTTCAGGTGGACAGGGTGGATCTTCAGGTCCAAATGGATCTTCGGGATCAGGAGGAGGTGGTGGAGGAGCCACGACATTATTCATAGATGGCACAGCAGTCGCGATAGCAGGCGGCGGTGGAGGCGGCGGTGGAGCGGGTAACAGTTCCAACGGAAGTGCAGGAGTCGCCACAAATACAGCAACAGCTAGATCACCAGGCACACTGGGAGAGAACGGTGCGGGCCACTCCGGAGACGGTGGTGGTGGAGGAGCTGGAGGCGGAGGAGCCGATGGCGGTACAGGTGGAAACGGTGGATCTAATGACAGTGGAGGTACCGGCGGTAGATCAGGATCGAACCTAGTACCATCAGGAGGATCGAGTTCAGATGGTTCGGGTGTTACACCAGGCGGAACAGGTGAAGCTAATTACACATCAGGAGTTGCAGTGGGAGGAACTGGATCGGGCTCAGGAGCAGATGGAAAAGCAGTTATTGTATTCAATGTAGGAGTACAGGGAAACGTTAAAGTAGCAGGAACATGGAAGAAGATAAATGCCGCTTACGTCAAAGTATCAGGAACATGGAAGGCGATAACGGCCGCTTACGTCAAAGTATCAGGAACATGGAAGGCACTATTCAACTCAGGAATCAACATTGTTGAAACAGCGGCCGGATTTGGTAACACTACAGGTAACACTACTTCAGGATCAGGAGGATCAGGACCTTCTCCTGGGGGTGGTTGTTTCATAGCAGGAACAATGATCACGATGGCAGATGGTTCTTTCAAAGCAGTAGAACAGGTGGACATAGGTGACACAGTGTCAGTTGGTGGCAAGGTGTTCGCAACAGGTAAGTTCTTGATAGACAACCTGTATGACTACAACGGGATCCAAGTATCAGGAACGCACATGGTCAAAGAAGATGGTGCATGGACAAGAGTCGAGGACAGTAGACTAGGATTATCACTAGGTGATGACGAAGTAATAGTGTACGTGTTCGGTAGCGAAAACAGAAGAATTATTATAAACAACACAGAATTCACAGATTACTTCGAATTAAGTGAACAGCAAGAACTAACCAACCACGGTGAACAATTTTTTAGTAATTGGCAAGATCATGATAGACAGATACATGATAAAAATGTTAATATACTGAATGCTCGATAAATCATATTACCACGGACAGCAAGGCGAATGTTTCCTGAGAATAGAAAAACATTTCACAGAGATCAAACACGAGTTCGACTCACAACCCAACAAGATATTCTTAGATCCAGAAGACTTCTCAGACAGCGTAAGGGGACTTCCGGATGACTTCGATGACAAGTCAGGGGACTATGTGAATGGACAGTGGAAAGCACTGGGAATACAGTCAGGGGAACACGAGGGACAATCGTTCAATGACTATCCCATGCTGTATTCGATACTGAGAAAATTCCCATACAAGACTAATGTGGCAATAATGACTGTTGGACCAGACACAAAAATTGGTAATCACACGGATAACGAAGGTGGTTGGAGATATCAGATGTGTTTGGATGACGGAGGAGGAGACCAGAGTGGTATGCACGTGATGAACCTAGAAACTAGGAAACAGGAATTGATGACTTGGAAGACAGGTGAAGCGTTCATTTTCCAACCAGACATACAGGTACACAATGGTTTCAACAACAATCCAGGTGAGAGAACCACGTTATTAATTGACTTTTACAAAGAATCACTGTACACTAAAGAGAAGTTCGAACAATATTACCAACACTATTCGGAATGTTTTGAAGGGTTGGAAAATCTAGTGGATGTGTATGAATCAAGGAAACAAAAATAAAATAGCAATCATAGGGCACACCAAAGGGATAGGTAAGGCC